CTGAAACGGCATGGCGGTCGGTGGCGGTGAGAGTGTAGGCGGTGCCGTCTTGGATGGCGCCCATGCCGTTGCCGCCACTTGTTCCGTTTGGGTCTTTGCCTATGATGTTGCCGTTGATGCAGACAATATTGGTGTTGCCGCTGTGCTGGCAGTCCAATGTAAACGCCTTGTCGGAGGTGCAGGGGTCTTGCCGTCCGTGGACGACGATTAGGTCGGTGGCATCTTTGTGGTCGCGGGCTTTGACGGTGCCGGCGGTGTTGTCTTGGATGTAGTCGCCAAAACCGCGCATGCGGCAGGCAAGCAGGGTTTCGCTGCCGCCCTGTACAGCTACTCCACTAGCCCTTACCGTGCCGCAGACGGTTGATTGCTTGTACGCTCCAAAGCTGCTCTCAACAAAGGCGGCAGGGTCTTGCCCCGCCTCGCTGCCCGCTGCAGGATGCCCAGCTTGGCCTTGTCGCTCAAAAAGTATTTCGGCGGGGCGGATTGCTCTAGCACTTGCGACAGCAAAGATGCGGCGGCGGCGCTGGGGGACTCCGAAAAATTGGGCATCGAGGACGCGCCAGGCGATTTCTCGGGTTGGGCCAAGCACAGCACCCGCGTTCGTCCATTTTTTCCCTGCCGGCTCAAGCGGTAGGTTTTCTCCGGCCAGTCCGCCCAAAAAACAGCCGAAGGCGTTGTCTTTGGTATTGAGCGCGCCCGGCACGTTTTCCCAGACGAGGATGCATGGCGGTTGTCCGTTTCGAGCGCGAATAAAGTCAATTGCATCTAATATCCTAATCAAGACTAAGGTCAAATTACCGCGCTCGTCGTCCAAACTGCCGCGCAATCCGGCAACGGAAAAAGCTTGGCAGGGCGTGCCGCCGACCAAAACATCCGGGGCTTCAATGCTGCCGTTGAGTATTTTACCGACCAGCTGCGTCATATCGCCGTGGTTGGGGACGTGCGGCCAATGGTGGGCAAGGACGGCGGACGGGAACGGCTCGATTTCGGCAAACCAAGCGGGCTGCCAGCCCAAGGGTTCCCACGCTACGGATGCGGCTTCTATGCCGCTACACAGGCTGCCGTAGCGCATTTTCAGACGGCCTCGCTGTTGGGCATGTAGCGCACTTCGGGGTCGCGGCCTAGGCGGCCGATTAGGATGGCTTTGTTTAGCATTATCCTTATTCCATATTGTTCATTTTTGTCCATGTTTCCGATGCTTCTTCACGGATAGATTCCAACCATGCGGCGATATCGGCAACATTGACGAAATAGGTAGTTTTTTGTGATTTGTCGGCTTGAAAGACGGGGAAGGGTAGGGTCTGCACTTTGGCGCGTCGGCGGGCGATGTCTATGCTTAGGTGTGGCATGAAATCGGCGCAGGCGGTTTCTAGTGTGATGACAGGGTTACGGTAGCGCAGGGCAAGCATGAAGCCGGTGTCGAGTGCGGGGGTGTGTGTCATGATCGGTTTCCTTGTTGCAATTCGGCGATTTTGTCTTCCCGCCGTTGTAGTGCCGGTTGGCTGATGGCTTGGTGTTTGGGGCATGTGTGGCGTGCCGGCAGGTAGTGCCAGTTTTCGCCGTGTGTGCAGGCGGCCAGTTTGTGTTGCAGGAGTGGCGCGGGTTCCGGTTCTCCGCTTTTCCCTATTTTTGTGGTTTGCCAGTGGCGGCAGTTTAGGCAGGTATTCATGGCGTGCCGTTTTTTGGGTTGGCCGTCTGTATGTTCAGACGGCCTTTGTGATGTTTAGAATTTGCCGAAGTAGATTTCCGTGTCGGCCAGGGCTTTTTGCAGTTCGTCTGCAATGTCTTTGGCGGCCTGTTCGATGATGGCGTCAATTTGTTGCAGTTCGTACCATAGGTTTAGTGCGCCGCTGTTTTTGTCGATGCGGAATTTCAGCAGGGCCTCGACAAAGTAGGAGTCTCCGCCTTGGTAGGGGGTAAAGGAGATGCCGAATCGCTCGAAGGCTTTCAGGTTTTTTTCAGTTTGCCCCGAATCTTCGCTTTGGAAAGTAAAGTTAATGCGGCCGTCTTGTTCGCGGTAGCCTTGTTTGAAGGTGGTTTTTTCGGTGTATTCGAGGTTTAGGGCGAAATCCAGCACTTCGGCGGCGGTCGGGTAGGCGGCGGCTTCGTTCGCGGGGTTTTTCGATACGATGTGGCGGGCGTGGGCCGTTAAAAAATGGGCAAAGGCTGCCTGATTCATTTTTTCGCCGCTTGAATCCAGCCATCTTGAGGCGGCAGGGGTGAGTATTGGATTGTAATTGGCGTGGAATCCGCACCAGCCTGCTTCTGCGGCGGTGTGTCCGTCGATAACGGCGCGAACGGATATCCGGCCTGTTTTAAAGTCTGCATCAATAAAAACTTGTGTGCCTTCCTGTTTGTGTTTTTGAACAAATTTAATCAGGCTGGCGGTATCGTGCAGGATGAAGGCTCCTTTTTTGCGCAAGGGCTTTTCCAGTAGTGAAGTGTCGGCTTTGACTTCCCATTCGCCTTCGCCTACGGGTGTGAAAACGAGCGGTGTGCCGTTCGGGGTAAATTCGTAAAAGGGTTTCTGTGCGGCCGCGAGTGCGGTTTCAATCATGTTTTTTTGGTTTTCCATTGCGGATTTCCTTTTCTAGGTGGTTAATCGGCGGGTTGCCACGCCTTGGGGTTAAGCTGTTTTTTCGCCGTTTTTGACGAATCGCAGCGGTTTATCTTCGCTTTCGGCTGCTTTAAGGTTTAATTTGCCTTGCGCCGGGTCTTCGGCTTGGATGTTTCCGTCAGGGGTGGCGAAAACGATGCCGCCTTCGCGTTTTTCTTTCGGTAGTTTGCTTGTTACGTCGTGGGCAATTTTTACCGTGCCGTGGCTGATGTTTTGCGCCGTGATTTTGAGTTTGAGGGTTACTTCGGCCTGCTTGCCGTGTGCCAGGCAGGCGCGGACGGCTTCGCTCATTGCCTCGCCGAGTTCGGCATCCAGCCATCCACTGTTTACGTTTGGTATTTGTACGCTGGCGGGGATGATTTTCTTTTCTTTGGTTTCCATTTCAGGTTTCCTTTTGGTTGCTTAGGGATATTTCCGCCAATAGGCGGGTTTCAAAATTTCGGGCATCGGCGGGGTTTCGTGGTTCAGCAGTCCTGCGGCTTGCGCCGAAAGGGCGTAGCGGCGGGCGGATTTTTGTTCGATGCAGGCTTTGCAGGTTTTCACCAGGATTTTTCCGCCGCCGTTTTTGCGGGCGTAGTCGCTTGCAGGCTTTTCCTTGCCGCACCGTGTGCATCTGATTTTTGTTTCCATATCTTTATTCCACCGGTTCGTAGGGCGGATGCCAGTCTGTGTGATCCGCCTCATCAAATTCTTTTGCCGCTTCGGCATCCCGTGCCGCTTGTTCTGCTTCCACGGCATCCATGCGCTTCATCCATGCGATGCGATCTTTCACTTCCTGTTGTGTTTGTTCAGCATTCCATGCCTGCGGCGCGGTGTTCGCGGGTTGTGCTTCGTTGCCGCCGTAGGTGGCAATGATGAGTAGGGATGTTGAAAACAAGAACCAGTTAAAAATCTTTGCCATTTCCCCGCCCCTTTAGTCGAGTGCGCGCACCGATTCGCCGATATAGGCTTGCGGCCAGCGTTGGCGGATGATTTCTATCGCGTCCGCCTTGTTGTTGGTTTGAATGTGGGTTCGTATTTTGATGGTGCACCGTCCATCTACTGTTTCGGCGATGGAGGCGACTTTGACGTCTTCGCCGCCGTGGCACGGCAGCATGACCGGGTAGGTTTTCATGTTGATTCCTTGTTGTTTCGTTTTGATGGAATCAATATTAGCGTAACGCTAACATACAAGCAATAGCGTAAAGCGGCTTATTTTATAGCGTTTTGATTTATAAGATAATATTTTTTAGCGTTTTGCACAAAAAAAGTATAAAAAAGAGGCTACCTGAAATTTCAGGTAGCCTTTATTGAGGGAAATGGCGTTATCGGAATTGTTTAAAACCCCAGCTCCCCTTTATTTTCCCAATAATATGAATATTATCCGCATCTTCCGGGCGAACTTCTTCATCGCGGTATTTGGGGTTATCGCTTATTATCAGCAAAACCCCGGTCGAGGTCATTTGCAGGCGTTTGGCTCTTCTGCCCGCTGGAGTATGGATAACATAAAGCCCATCTCCATCAAAATAATCAATCCCGGTATCTACAAATAGGATTTCATCGGACTCTATTGTGCCGCTCATCGAATCGCCTGTGCCAGTAATGATGTGGATGCGTGATATTGCGCCGCCAAAATGTGTTTTTGCCCATGATTCAGCTACGGCCACAAAATCGACAATCTCAATCGGGGAATCGTCTAATGTTCCTACGCCCATTGTGGCCTTAACATTTAACACACTGAATTTAATATATCCTTCCGGCACAATATAGCCATCACCTAACATCATTACGCTATCCAACGGCTGATCAAACCATGCGCGCGGTTTGCCGGTGGCAATTTCTATCTCGCGCGCTGTTTCGGACTTGAGCGACCGCGGCTTGCCGGTTCGAGAATCAGGGGAGGCATTCAGCCATTGGCTAATTTGAGAGGCTGATTTGTTGATGGCTTCACTCAATTTGCCTTGTCCGCCGTATTCGTCAATTAGCATTTGCAGGCGTTGGCGGTAGGTTTCTTCGATAGTTTTCATAAATTTTCCCTTTCCGATGTTGTATTTTAGCAATTTGCTAAATTTATACTATACGCGAAACGCTTGCTTTTTATTTAGCGTTTCGCTAAACTATAAAAAACGTTGGAGACAAAAATGAATTTAAATGAGTACCTAAAGCGCGGCGGGCGTGGTTCGCTGGTAGCGCTGGCCGAAAAAATCGATGCTCATGCGCCAGATGTGAGCAGTTGGGCTTCAGGCCGCCGCCCCGTTCCGCCAGCCCGTTGTGCTGCGATTGAGGCCGCCACCGATGGAGAGGTTACCCGCAAAGACCTCCGTCCGGATGACTGGCAAGAGATTTGGCCGGAGTTGGCCGAAGCTGTTTGAGTTTTTTAACTGCGCCGCCCGATATTTTCCGGCATCGGGATTTTCCACCTGCCTACCTTGTTTAGGGGGGGCAGGCTTTTTTATGCCTGAATTTTGTAAAAGGCCGTCTGAAAATGGACAAACTGGATTTTAAAAATGTGGCTTCCGCAGCCCTTGCCGCTGCCGACAATCTGTTGGCGGAATGGCTGCCGTCCGGGCGTTATAAAGGGCATGAGTTTTACGCCCTCAATCCGACCCGTGCGGATAAACACCTCGGCTCGTTCGTGGTCAATACGCATACGGGGCAGTGGTCGGATTTTGCCACCGGCGATTCCGGCGGCGATTTGATTTCACTGTATGCATATTGCTTTGAGAACGGTAATCAAGGCAAGGCTTTTCGTGCGGTTGCGGAACGTCTGAATATGGGCGGTTTCGAGCCTGTCGAGCGTAAGGAGTGGGACGGGACACCGAATTATGGCAATAAAAAGCCGCGACAGAATTGGACGGCGATTATGCCTTTTGAGGAAGACCGTCTGAACCTTTTGTCAGGTGCGAAGTGCTACCGTTATGCGTTGGGTAGAAAGACCGAGGGTTTGCGGGCGGTATACCGCGATGCCGAGGGACGGCCGCTGTGCGTGGTGCAGCGGTTTGTCGACGAGGAGGGCGGCAAGAGTGATTTGCCTTTTGTCTGGGCGCAGTCGGACGACGGCGTGCAGGCGTGGGCAAACCGCCGCCCCGCCTCGCCCACTCCGTTGTTTGGGTTGGATGATTTAGCCGCGAAGCCCGATGCGCCCGTGTTGGTGGTCGAGGGTGAAAAATGCCGTATGGCCGCGCAGGATTATTGGTATCTCAAGGATTGGGCGGTGATTTCGTGGCTGGGCGGCTGCAACGGCTGGAAAACGGCGGATTGGTCGCCGTTGTCGGGGCGGGAAGTCGTGATTTGGCCGGACTGCGATACGCAACGTAAAAAGCTGTCGAAAAAAGACCAAGATGCAGGGCTGTCGGCGGACGATATGCCTTACCTGCCGTGGTTGGAGCAGCCCGGCATGAAGGCCGCGCTGGGGATAGCCGAAAAGCTGGAGGAGTTGGAATGCGCGGTTAAAATCGTGCCCGTTCCGTCGCCGGGCGAATGGCCGTCGGGCTACGATATTGCGGATGTGATACAGGATACCGAGCCTTTGGCTTCGGTGGCGGAGATGTTGGATTGGGCGGTTGCGTGGCCGCTGCCCGAAGGTTTCGCGCCGCCGTCTTCCCGCCGCCTTTGGGTGGAGGATGCGCCGTCTGAAAATGCGCGCGCCGATGCGGCGGGCGGCGGCGGA